CATTTACGTATTGTTTGAGGGTGCCGCTACTCATTGCGGCATCCCCCCACCTGTGTTACCACTAAACCCTGGTTCACCAGGTTGTGGAGCTTGGCCTACACCAATATTACCGTTACCTGCACCTGTAGGATCAGTTACGTTTGGAACGCCTTGTCCTGGCTGTGGTGCTGCACCTGCAGGAGGTGTAGGTGGTGCAAACTTCTTGAAGATTTCAGCCTGAATAGCCGCATCAGAAAGGCTATTGGTGACTTTATCTGGATCAAGATCGAGAGACTTAGCAATCTCACGAAGGATATAGTCCGCCTTAATAAATGGCATAAGTGCTGGGTTCTGCGACGTTTGAAGGAACTGCATGAGGCGCTGAGAGCGAATCTCATTAGCCATAAGCGATTCTGTACCTTCAGCCTTAATGTCAAGATCACCTTTAATCTCTGGATCATAGTCAAACTGCATGTTGAAGCTAAAGAAAGCCTTACCAAGTGGCATCAACAGATAGTCGTCAATATTCTTAACAACAGTACGAATTGAACCATTAGCTGCAGACATCAGCATCGAAATACCAGAAGCAGTACGACCTACGCCACTCACACCTGTTTGACCATGAGCGAATGAAGGGAAGCCAGTCGATTCATCAGCAAGGACACGAGCCTTATCAAATAGCTGCAGGTTTTCATTAGCTACGTTAGGGAACTTAGTGCCGAAGATAGCCTGACCTGGTGCACCACCCTGACGGCGGAATACTTTACCAGGGAACACTTTCATGTCTTGGCCTGGGACAAGGTTAGTTTCGTCTACTTCAAAGACAAGGTTGCCGCTAAGTACAGCATTATCAACAGCCATACGCATGAAGCCGTTCATAAGCATCTGAGTATCAGACATGTTCTCTGCCAAGCCAATACCAAAGAAGCTATAGGGGTTAATTTCATACGGTGCAGCAAAGTAAGGGAGAATAGCTGGCTTAAAGGGGTTCATCACAAGACGCAAAACCTGACCGTTGCAAACCCAGATATTAACATTAAGTTGATCTTGGTCACGCAACTCTTTTGGAATGTCGAGGCCGTATGTCTTAAGCAGTTCAGTATCTACATAGCCCCAGTACTCAAGGACTTCATAGCGAACAGCTTTGTCACGCACAGCATCATCTTCCATAATGCTTTCCCAGTACTTCTTATTGTAGTTCTCACCCTTCTTGATGGCGATATCAATAGAGTTACTACGGAAGAAGGGGCGGTGCTTAAGCTTACGCATCTGGGAGCGAGACAGTTTATGACGTTCAATTACGTATTCACACTCTTCCATATTAGCTGCGTCTGGGTCTGGATAGAAGTTCCAGATAGATACATGTGCTGTTGTCGGAACAGTCTTAATCAGAGGCTCATACTCACCATCAGCATTCCAGTTAGGATACTCTTTATTGATAGCAAGCGGACCCTTAAGAATACCAGTGCCAAACTCTACCTGCTCGAATGCGAACATACGTAGTTGCTTAGATGCACCAGACTCTTCAAGTTGATCCTTGATCTTCTTTTCCATCTTCTTAGCAGCAACCATAGCAGGGGAGAACGTAACAGCAGTAGGACTAGTACCTGGACCCTCAATAAGACGATCAGCGACAGGAGCAAGCCTATTCTTCAAAGAGCCGAGGCGATCCTGCAGTTGCTGGATTGTCTCACCCTTCTTAAGCTTCATGTCTTCCTTGCTAAACGCTGCCTTAAGCTCTTTGGAAGCTTGCTCAGCTTGTGGAGCAGTGTCGAAGCTGACATCTTCAACAACACCATCAGGCAATACAGTAGGGTTAACAGATAGAGGAAACGAGGCTGATCCAAACAATACGTCACAAATCTGACCGTATGCTGCTTGAACTTTGCTCTTGGTAACTTTAATGAATACACGCGACTTTTCCGTATCTGTGAATGCTACATCTGGACCATAGATACCACGATAGTTGCGGTACGACTCTAGCCAACGCATTTCATCATTGTGTCGTGCAGTTTCACTTGTGTTGAACTGCTCCAATACATAAGCAACAATGTTCCCGCTCTTCGGATCAGTATTATCGTCTTTCTTTACATCATCCAATGCAGAAACCGCATCAGTCTCAAATGATAGTGTTTGGTCTTGCATAGTGATTCCTTAGTAACCAAATGTATTATCGCTGGCCTGAAAGCCACTGCGACTAGTAGTAGGATCGTGATCCCATAGACCGCTTCTAGGACGACTCATACAGCCATAGCGAAGAGCATCGTAACCGTGGTCATTGGAGGTTGTATCAACGTCCTCTGGGTTATTTCTTGATAGTGGTAGAATAGGAAGTTCGGAGATAATATTAACACAGGTATTGAAGAATACAATGCGAGGCTCTTGCGTAAACTCGTCTACCTGCAGCCTTCTATGTATTTCGTTCTTACCAGCAACACGGGAGCCTTTACTACGATCTGACGGACGCCAGCGGCAACCCTTCATAATCATCTGTTCCGCAAGAGAAGGTCCAGTATCACCACGCTTATGCCAAAGAGATGAGTCTAGTACACCATACCTAATTGGCTCATTCTGTTCAATCTCATTAATCATATCCGCCAGATCAACAGCAGTAACTTTAGAAGTGTACAGCTCACGGTATACAATAAGCTGATTATCTGGAGCTATAGCAAACCACAGCACTGCAGTCTTACTTCCATAGCCATAGTCGGCAGCACGAAAGCGAACCCAATCACGAGGAATAGCAAACGGTTCGATTACATGTACTTTACGATTAAACTCAGTGAAAGCAGCGCCATCGCTGATATCCCAATCACCGTAAAGAAGCTGTCTGCGCTGGGCCTCTGGCAGAGACAGAAGCATAGATTCATATTCGCCATCACTTGCTAGATACGGGTTATCAAATAGAGTTGCAGGTATAAAGCGCCGCTTGTATAGAGCCTTGCCTTCCCGTGTATGCCCAGTAGGGAACCTAAGTTCTTCACCAGTCTCAAAGTCAGTCGCAGCAAAGGAGGTATTATAGGGAGAAGGATCAATGAAGCCTTTCTTTACCCAGCCATGACCGGGGCCACCTGGGTTAGATGTACAGCGCATATATAGGCGCAGTGATGGGTCAGAGGTACGAAGACGGGAACCCATATAGTTGAATGCGTATGGAGTTGACCATTGTGTAAGTTCGTCGAAGCCAATCCAGTTAAATGCCTGACCTTGGTAGCGCATAACGTCAAGCTCTCGGTCAAGGAACGACATCCAGAGTCTAGCACCACGAGGTGTAGTCCACTGTTGCTTACGCTCACTCCACACAATGCCAGGAATAGCTTTTGGATAAAGGTCTTGCGACTTAGTAATAAGCTCTCTAAGTTCCTCTGTAGTATGACGTACAAGTAGCCCAGAGAAGTTGGGGTTATTCATATCACGAAGGGGGTCAGCAAGCATAGCATAGCTCTTACCACCACCCGCTGCACCACCAAATAGAACCTGACGCTCTACAGCACTCAGGAACTCTGTCTGTGGGCCTTCGTTTGGCTTAAATACTACGTTTTGTGCCTCAAATTCATCATATGCTGCAGCCTTAGGTTCAGCAGGTACAGTTACATTAAAGCGTAGTTTAGCCTCTTTTTCAGCGGCTTTCTCACGCGCTTCAACCTCAGCCTTCGTTGGCCTGCCCCTTTTTCGCCCCTGTACGCTTGTGTTCAAGGGTTTCGATTTGTTCGATGATCCTTTGAAGCTTTTTGGCGTAATAGCGTTTAAGGGTAGCAGTTGTTTTTCTTTTTCGCTCAATGTCTATCCTTCGCGTTAGTCCTACATGTGATATACTGCGACCACTCTGTGCGGTCAACCATGCAGCAACGTCACGATAACTATAACGCTTTAAGTGCTCTTTTGCAAGCTCTAATAGCTCTAATTGTTTAGGAATAGGATTTAGCCACTCACTATCTTCACTATCTACTTCATAACCAAATGGAACTAGTTTATTAAAGGATAAGTTAGGAATACGCTCCCACTCTGCTCTATACTTAGCAGTAGGGTCTTCTGGCAACGGAAGCTGCCAAAAGCCTATATCTTCTCTATGTAGACGTTCAGTCCTCTTCATCTTCTACCGCATTCTTGGGTGGCAGGATAAAGATAGATGAACCACCAACGTCAATCTTCTCAGTCTTGGAGAAGCCAGTACGATCAAGGATGTCACGAGCAGCAATCATCTTATCACGAAGACCAAGCTCTGTAGGGTCAAGGAGAGCGCCAGACATAGCAGTAGCAGCACGAGGTGCAATACGAGCGAGATAACTACGTGTAGCCTCTGCAATCTCATCCTTGAGGGCATTAACAATAGCGGAAGTAGCAGTGCCATCGCTATAGCCTGCTAGCTTCTTCGCCAAAACTACGTCACCACCAGCACCATCAAACAGCACCTCAATGAATAGTTGTTGTTGTTCTGTTAGATTACGTGCCATAAGTATTATCCAATCGGTTTAAATGTTTCGGTGACGCTACCGATAATGTCAACATGCCCAGCAGAAGTAGTCATAACTCTAATCTGATCACCAGCAGCAAGATACAGTGTAATAGGAGCAAATGATATGTACTCACCAGTAGACATATTTTTACTGCCCAAGAAGTTAGACTGATATGAGTCTGCAGCTACATACCAGTAAATACTAGCAGTATTGTTACCGCCAGCATTTACGATGTGTAAAAAGCTAATCTCAGCAGTGCAGTTCTGTGGGCACGTATATACTGTAGTGTTATCTGTAGTTTTTACATCACCCCAGAAAGACTTTGCTCTAGTAGCTTTAGCCTGTGTAGGTAGTGCCATTTCTAGCACTTACCCTTTTTTCTTACCATGCCACCCTTAGCCATGCCAGTAGGAGTAGTGTCGTAGGCATCGGAACGTGTGAAAGGATTCTTAGAAGGCTTAAAGTTTGAGCTTGGGCTAAAGATACGATCTGTCCACGTGAGTGGTAGACCTTTAGCTTTGCGCTGTGCTGGTGACATAGCGTCATACTCTGCTTTAGTTACGCTACCCATACGCGCTCTTGTACGAGGGGAGTTTGTTACGCCTGGACCTTTATCTGGTGTAGGTGACATGTTACGGCTAGGCATTGGCTTAGCTGGTTTAGCCTTTGGCAGTGTGCTGGTAGTAATATCACCCTTACGATAACCTGCCATACCGTCTCTAGTTACAGGCTTAGGCTCGACAGCCCCACTACGGCGATCACTTACCTTTGAGGTAATTGGCTTAGGTGCAGCAGCTTTGGCAGTAGGTTTAGCTTTAGGTGCAGCAGATTTCATAGGTGCAGCCGAGGACTCACGACGAGCACCAGCCAAAGACTCTTTCAGGTTTGGACCCTTAGTCTTACCGCCACCTAGTAGCTTTTCACCAAGCCAGGTGTCTTTAAAGTTACGCTTACCGTCACCATTGATATCTTTAATACGTGCCATGTTATTTTTTACCCTTCTTAGTCTGCTGCAACTCTTGTGCGCGGCCCATACGAGCGCCTGCTTTTTTATTAGACATTTCTTTTTTGTTAAGGGCAGTAAGCTTTTCTCCCATCTTTGAGATGCTCATACCAGCACCTGCAGAGACAGCCCATGGAGCAGCGGGTGCTGTGCCTTTAGGCCGAGCCTCCTTAGACCCAGGATTTTTTTGGTAGTCCATGAGTTTATTGGCAGCACCCAGAAGAGCTTTTCTCTTAGTGGCGCTATCGTTACCCATCGAATCCGCTTTACGCATCGGTTTCTTTGTAGTAGCCATTTTATTTCTTCTTTCCTTTAGGTGGTGCACCAGCTTGGCTGAGTGCAATAGAGATAGCCTGCTTCTGAGACTTAACTACAGGAGCTTTCTTTGGGCCTTTACCATCAGGGTCAACGCCAGCGTGAAGCTTTCCCGTTTTCCACTCATGCATAACCTTACCAATTTTAACTTGTTGCTTAGTAGGCTTCTTTGCCATAGCATTAATCCTTGGGATTCACTTTACGCGCAGTCTTAGTGCGTGGGTAGGAGCGATTCTGTGTCTTAGTTTGAACACGGAGGTTGCTTGTTTTATTGTCAGTAGGAGAGCCATTAGCATGAGCTACATCCTTACCATCAAAAGGTTTAACTTTACCCAGCTTCTCTAGCTTACGTCTTGCAGCCTTACGAGCAGCATTACGCTTAAGCTGTTCAGGCTTACCTTGGTAGTTATCATGTTCTTTACGGTAATTACGTTCAGCCATATCTTAACACTTCCATGCACGAAGAGATTTGTTAATACGAGAGTTTGGATCATTAGCTGTTTTAGCTGATGTAAGCTTCTTCTTCATGCCCTTCATTCTGGCACAGAAGCT